CTGCACGAAGCAACCGTACAGTTCCCAAGTTTCAAGCACTACCGGAGCAGCAGTACCGTTGCCACCGTCTAGAATCTGAATGTTAGTTTGGAACTTATAGTCTTGACCAGTTGCAGCAGATGCCTGCTCAACGAAGTCAAGCTGCTTCTGAAGCTGCTGACCAACTGCTTTCGAAACGCTGCCTGATGCATCGTCACGAATGTTGACTGCAAGTGTCTGCCACTGATGCTTGCCTGCAAGATATAAAGTAGAGTTGTAAACAGGAAGCGTGATTTCCTGAAACTGTACCTGAGGTCTTGCACAGTCGATTACTTGCTTAGTTAATGCTAGACCTGCAGTTGACCCAACACCAAAGTTCAAGAAGTTGACTCTGAATCTGAACTGTAGCTTTGGCATCAACAGGCCCTGATTGCCACCTGCGTTGTCAGACGCGACAGTCATGTTGAACAATGATTGTGAGGCTGTTGCCATTTTAATTTCTCCTGTTATAAGTATTTATCTTTTAGAGTGAGTGTCTCGGAAGACACTCACTCTATTATGGTTAAGCCTGGTTGCCTAGCTCACCCGTGTTCAGAATACGAACTGGGATATAGATGAACTCGACAGCCTTAACAGGCTCGATAGCACAGTCTACCCAAAGCTCATTTCGGTCGATTCTCGCTGGGGTATTGTTTGACTCATCGCAAACGACCAAGAAGTCGTAAACGCCGCGCTTCGCAACAAGATCAACAAAGAGTGACTGGATAACACCAGTAATCTGTTGACGAGTTAATGCATCGTTAGGTTCGAATACGAATGGTCTTGCAGCGATTGTCAATTGGCGACGAATGTAAGCTACAAGTCTTGCTACGTTAATTCGATCAAGCGCAGATTGTGATGCAAAGCTTGACTTATTACCGTAGTTCAACAATCCGTTACCGGTGAAGAACACGAGCGGGTTGATTTCATTAGTGTAGAGTACGTCACGCAGACCGATGTTGGTCTTGAACGATTGGAACTCACCAGTTGCTGAGTTAACGTAGCCGATGTTCGTTGCGTTGTCGATGATACCGCGACGAGTTCCTGCAGGTGCGAACCAAGGGAAAGCAATAGTGTCGTTACGCAGAATAGTTCTAACTATCATGTGTGATGGGGGGACTGCAACAAGATTTCCACTCAAGTCTGAAGTGATGCCTGATGGGTAGAACAAGCCCATATAACTATTACGGCTGACGAGACCTAGTTCACCGGTTGAGTCTGCATTAGCATCATTGTTTGCCCATGCAGTGATTGCAGTTGCATCAGGCGGAAGTCTCATTGGAGTATCACCGACGATGAAGCCAGTGTCGCCCCTATCATTGTTGAGAACAATCATGTTGGGCTGTAGCTCAGGATAGTTTGGTGTAGCAATCAAGTTGAACTCATTGTCTTCATCACGAATTGCAGTGTTGGTATCAATTACTTCTCTCAGTGCCTTAACGACCATGTTGCGTTGTGCTTGACGACCCATATAAGGCGAACCGTTGCCCTTCAGTCCCGATACACTCAACCATGTGTCAGTTTCAGTTGGTAAGGACATGTCAGGGAAGCGAATGCTGTTGAAGTAGTTAACACGATACTGCTTGACGTTATATCCTGAACGACGAGTATTGAACAACAACATACCTACTGGGTAGATTGAGTTCTCCGGAGCGTCGGGGTCAAGATAATCACTAGATAGCAAACTCTTGATGCTTGGAACAGGATCGTTTGCTGGATTTGTCGTGCCATTAGTTGCCCAACGTGCGTCTGCAAACAATACACCAGACGGTGAAGTTTGATCGGTGTTGTCAATCAATACCCATTTATCTTCGCCATCCCTGAACTGCCAACGATTGATCAATGGATAGTTCTCAAGATCGGAAGTGTTGATCCAGATGTCACCGTATTCTAGAGCAGTACCATCTGATTGTAGTGTTGGTGCAGTCGAAGCAATCAACGGGCCGTTAGGGTCAGTCGCGGGTGATCCGGATGGTGCAGGGAAGCCATTTGAATCGTAGTTTACATTTCTGTAACCCTGCCAACCTGATGAGGTGTTTACCATGATATCTACTTCATCAACAACTGAATAGAACCAGTTAGTGAGGTCTGCTGGTGCTACAGTAGGAGCACCTTCGTTAGCAGTCATGTTAAATTCTACCCAGTTAGAAAGCTGAGTAGTGTACATCAATGAGCCTTCGCCTGCGAAATATTGAATTGAAGTTACAACGCCACCTGCGCTTACGCTCAAGACTTTAACTTGTAAGTTATTTGCAGGGGTAGCACCGCCCAAAGAAGCACCGGGGAATGTGACGACCTCACCTACTACATAACCGGTTCCTGCAGCATCGAAGGCAAGACTGTCTACTTGGTAGTTTTGGTAGCTGTTAGTTACGTTTGGAATCAAGCCAGTGCCTGATCCTGTAGTAGCACTCTGTACTGGGTTGAAAACAAGATCGTAGAAGAATGGACCTTCTTTAACTCCTTGGGTAACACCGATATCGAACCCTGCTTCTGACATCAAGCCCGTGCTGAAGCCAGTTGCTTGATTCAGATCGTTAACAACAATCACACCGCCTTCAGTATGCTGGATTTGAAGCTCACCGGTATCTAGAACGACTGCACTAGTGAAGGGTGCACCTGCTGCTGCCCATGCTGTGACAAAATCAGTCGCGTCTGTGTTGTCAGCTAGTGACATCGTATAAGGTGAGCTTAGTGAGCTTGAGCCAGGAATCGAAGCTTGAATAGTTACCGTGTACGGTCCTGCTGTGAATGAAGGATTGGTATTAGTGCCGGTCACGATAGTTGCACCAGTCGCGATGCGTTCCCAATAATAGATCGGGGCGCCGGGTGCAGTCGATGGCATAGAATAAGCAGGGTTGTAATTAAAGTTGTACTGTGCATAGACACTTCCTGCAGGAATTGCCTTCCCGCCTGTTGCGTCTATAGCACCAATTGCTTGCCAGTCGCTGTTTGCAAAGCTAGGAGTTTCCGGAACCCAAACTGAACTTAATCCGCTCCACTGTGAAATTACAGGGTTGTAACCATTACCCGCTGCGCCAATCTTGATCCAAACTGACCCGGATGGTCTTGGGTAAGTCTGACCATCTTGCCATAGCGGCTGTTGTGCAGAAGTACCATAGAACACTGCAGGCTGATAATAAGTACCTGCTGGGATTCCCAAATCAGCTAGCACTGTGCCTGTGCCAGCAGCAATAGTAATATAGGGAGGAGAAGTCTTATCAAAAGCTTGACCTGTCTGCGCTGAATAAATCTCCAACTTGCCGCCGACTACTGCTGCTGATAGGTATGGAATACCCAAATTGTTGATCGATGCAGCAACGATTGAAACTACGTTATTTGGATTGTTTTGGATAGTGATGGTTTGTGCGGCTGACCCGTTGACTGAAATAGTGAAAGTGTTGGTAGCTGCTAGCGTTGGGTTTGCATTTGAACCTTGAATGGTTGGATTTGCATTTAACCAATCAGAATCTCCGACTCTTGTCCAAGTGTTATTAGATGCCTTGAAGAAGTACATGCCCGAAGTTGAAGCACTCGCGTAATCGTAAGTCGGGATTGCATTAACTGCATATTGCCCGATTGACCCGATACTCGCTAGAGGATAACCAGCAGACAACTGGTTAGGGTCAGTGATTACGATTGGAGTCTGAAGTGCGAACTGACCAGTTGAAGCATTAAATGCAAAGATGCCCCAAGTTGAACTAGCTGAATCTAACCACCAAGTACCATCTGCCGGAGAACCAGTCGGGCGACCTGTCTCACCAACCAAAGCTGCAAGATCAATGTCTGCTCTCAACGTGTAAACACGATTAGTCACACCAAGTGCAGAATAAGCAGCAAGAAGTCCGTATTCATTGAGTTCATAACCCTGAATAGGAGTACCAGCAGAAGTGGTATAGAAGAACGGATTACCATATAGAGTGACAAGGTCACGCTGGCTAGTAACTTGATAAAGCTTACCGGCATTAGCAGGAAGTGTTCCGGCTGCTACAGCAGTTCCGGTAGGATCGGCTTTGTTACTTGCCGTAGCAAAAACAAAGAGCGGGACAGAGTTTGTTGGGGCCGGAAGATACTGACTTTGATCAATGATCGTAACTTCTACACCTGGTGAATTTAATGGCATGTCATTTTTCCTTTGTATGATTTTGAGGTTTACCACCTGCCTAGTAATCATTACTAGATTTCTAATTCTTATTTAGCGCATAATTTAAAAAACCAGGTGTAGGGGCACCTTTAAAGGTGGAAATGCATAAATACTAGTATGCTGAAAAGACCTATATGCAAAGACTGTAATAAGAACTACGCTGCGATAAACTATATCCGCAAAGGTAAGACCTATTACCGGCGCATGTGTGATAGTTGCGGGAAATTAAAAGCCAAGAAAAAACCCAGAGTTTTGCTCTGGGAGAAAGCAGGCTATAAAAAGAAACCGCAATGTGACTTATGCGGCTTCAAGAGCCTATATGCTAGTCAAATGACCGTCTTTCATATTGACGGTGATTTGAATAATGTAGCGTTTAGTAATCTCAGAACGATATGTTTGAACTGTGTTGAGATCGTGAAGCGCAAGGAAGTTACCTGGCGTCGGGGAGATTTAACTGTTGATTACTGACGCAATCTGCTTGTGTAGATCATCAATCGTGCTGTTGTTGTCAAGATGATGATCGTAGTCCAGCCCCACGCTGCTATACTCGCTAGCATGAACGTTATAATACTTCAGCTTTGATATATACAGTTCGCGCTGTCCAGCATTCTGCGTTGTATTGTATCGTTCAGCATAGTAATACCATTCAGGATTCTCGCCACGATGACAACGCATGGTGATACCACCTGCACCCTTGATAGCAGCAATTTCGTTGGGGAAGCGACAATCGGTTATCACGATATTATCCTTGATGCCACGCAGTCGATTCTCTACGTTTGCTACCCAAATATCGTTGTGAAAGTGCTTACGAGCAACATCAGTTCCCCACTGTTGCAATACCCAACGAGGAGTAAGATCGGGAATTCCTAGACGATCTGCCCACCAAGTGTCAACTTCTTCTCGCCATTCTCGGCTAGTCTTAGTTGAACCTTCAAGAAGTTCATATTCCCACCCAAATATTACACTGACCGCCTCCTTAAGAGCAGATGCAAAACTCATGCGTTTGAATCCATGCACGGTGCAGAGATAATCTGCGGCAGTGTCCTTGCCTGATCCGATCAATCCGGCGATACCTATAATCATCTTGTTTAATCCTTTCGCAATATTTTACAGTTATCAAAGTGATGGCGTTTTGCGTTACTCATGCCCTTGCCCTCCCGCATGCAGTGGGGACAAACCCACTGATGTTGGGATGGGTGAGTTCCATTACGCATAGATATTTGTGCTGGGTGGTTTCCGCCAGCCGCAAGATTTTTCATAGAAGTAGAAAGTTTTTGCATGGACTCCGGATTTTGAGACGGATGCCGTCCTTCTTCTAACAACCTCAAATTTAGTTTAGTGCTATGGGTGCTTCCTTGCTTACCTACAAAATTGTGAGTTCCTGCATCTATTCTGGCGCGCTGAACTTGCTTGCTCAATGTGCTACCGGCATGACCAGCGAAGGGATTGGTGCCGTCCTTCGTTCGTTTAATGTTGTTTTTAGTAGCCAATTCACTACATTTCTGCGAAATTTCGTAGGGTGTTTTATTCATTCTAGTAAGTATAAGTTGGCAAGCAGCCCAATCTCCTTGAGAATGATGAATATCATAATGTTCCTGAATTGTGACACATTTTAGATTAGCCGGATCGTTGTTACTGTGGTTACCGTCAATGTGATGGATTTCATATGATCTACCGTCTTCATCTTTGGGAATAGGTCCTACAGTCGCTTCGTATATTGTTCTATGCATGTTCCTCCAGGCTCAGTTGATGAATCGTGAGCTTCTAGAGTTATTTAGTCCTGTAATTCCTATGATCATTCTTATAATATAGCACAAGGAGTGAGTGCTGTCAAGTCCTAGTTTTCAAAAAATAACGAATTGATTCTTTTGGTAAGCCGAGCAACATTCCGATTTTAGCATCTTTTGTCTTAGATGGTTTTCCATCTACTGCTACTTGTTGAAATAATTTTACTAGCGCAGGGCCGCGCCATTCCTCACCGGGAAGAGTAAGTATGGTAAGCTGGTGACCGAATGCATCTGGACCCTCGCCTTTTGCGGCTAGTTTAATAATACCCTTTTCAATGTATGGCTTGAACAATTCCATTTCATCACCAAGACTATTGATGGCGCTAGCGGGTTTAATTCCCTTAAGCATAAGATTAAGACTTTTACCTTCTTGAGGACCAATATGAGGTTCATCCCGACTATGGGCCCGCCACTCAAATCCAGTATCATATGGAGTGGCTTCGTAATCAGCTAACGAATAATCGTATTTGGATTCAAGAAGCTCTCTGATTTTCATGTTAGCCTTGAACCCAAGTTAGTGGCTGTGAGCCATCTACGTAGTTCTTCAGTTCTAGGAGTAGCTGTTCCTGAAGTGCCTTAGATTCAGCCTTCATGGCAGTACCGTTCAACGTTGTGCCGCCGCCCGGACCTGCGATGGTGCCAAACTTTTCACGAGCTTCGCCGATGATGCCCTTTAGGATAGCGATGATAAAGTCAGCGATCCATACCCCGGCGTAAGGGTCTTGCAGCAAGATTGCTTCCGGTCTCTGAATATCAGCCCAGATCAGAATACGCTCACCTGTTCCTTTGAAGTCACGGACGACACG